TGTACTTGCCATAGCATGACTTGTCGTTCCTGAACCAACTGCTACATATGTTAATCCTGATGCACTACCTCTGATATAACCTGTAATAGTTAATATATCAGTTGATGCATCACCAAAGTTTAAATTACCTGTTACAGTTAAATTACCTGTTACAGTTAAATTACCTGCTACTGTTCCAGCTATTTTTAACCCTCCAGTTGTTCTATCAAAAACAGCATTTAATATCTGCTGTACGCTATATACTTCATTACTCATATTTTTATTTTAGTAGTTAATTTCTTTTAAGTTGTTAGTATTTTTAATGCTTGATTTGTATTATCAAATGCACTATTTAAAACACCCTGCTCACTTATTAAATCAAGTGGCAAACTACCAGCTATAGTACCAGTAGCACCAACTACATTTAGTAATTGATTTGTATTATCAAATATTGAATTGAAAATTGCTTGTTCACTTAATACTTCGTTACTCATAGTTTTAAAATTGATTAATATAGTAAAGGTTATCCATAAAATTAAAAGTCTTATGGATAACACTTCGATATACTATTCGATATACTAATTCTACTAATACTACTAATTCATTTTAATATGAACTTGGGTCTTCATGTCTTAAACCACTATTTGCTGACTCTGCGTATGCCGCTGTAGTTTCTCTTGCTCCAGTCCACAAGACAAGTCCTGCTGATGGATTAAGTGTTTTAGCTGCATAATTAGCCTTCCAGCCATAGATACTAAATTGATCTAATGGATCTGATTTAGTTGCTCCTTTTACCATATGTGTACTCATACCTTCACCGAAGAACTCAACTGCTCCGTAAAAGCCTTTACCCATAATGATTGAACCATATGCCATTGTAGAAGCTGTACCACCTGCATTTGAACCACGTTTTACTGGTCCTTCTGGTGCGTCCACTAATCTACATCCATATACTTTCCCTAATTCACCATTGTATAAATTATCAACGCCCTTTTCTACATATTGATGAAAACCTATAAAAGTTGAATCACCTGCAATATTTGCAGCAACTTCTGTTGGTAAAATACCAATATAATCTTTTCCGTCGTATGGTTTTACACCTTGTTTCTTCAATTGATATACTGCATCTTTAATATCTGATACCGCCATTATATTAGTTGCTGAAACTGTCATAATACCTGCAGATATAGTAGATGTCATACCATAATATTTGGTAAATTCAGTTGATGTTTTAAACCAATGCTGTACATTCTGACCTGCTGTACTTACGCCATTTACAATTGCATTAGCTGTTACTCGTTCAATAGTCTTTGCCATTTGATATGCTAATCGTTCAACTGCCTGTTTACCTACGTCCATAATAGATGCTGCTTGTGCTACATCTGATACAGGACACCAGTCACCATATTGCTGTACAATTGCACTTACTGCTAAAGTAGATAAATTTCTACCTGCTGATACTGTTCCCGCTTGACCTTCTGTTAAGATACGTCCCATGTCGAAGTTCTTAACTATATTCCATTTAACTGATGTACCTTCACCTTTTGGTACTGGTTTTTTATCTGCGAATTGATGGAAACGCAATTCTGACTCCATTGTTTCTAATAATACTCTATCGTAATAAGTTTTAATTGTATTAGAAACATCTGTATTTAATGTTGTTGCAAGAAAATCTGTCATATTTTCAAGTCTTCCGAGGAGTGTTCCAATATAGAATGAATTTTATTGTTAGTTATCAATTTTATTCATTAAACTACTCAAATAAATTTTTAAATGTACTACTTTCTAATTCTTAATTAACCTATAATCCTTTTAAGATCTGCCTCTAACTCCGATAATGGTATTGACCTATCAGTCATTTTCTCTCCCAATGACTTAGGTGCTTCTTGTTTTGCCGCAGTTGGTTTCTCAGTTTGTGCAGATTGCTTTAAAGTTCTATCGGCTTCTTTTTGTTCTATGCTATTATTCTCACTTTGTTTCATTTTATCATCGAAACTTGCAAGTTTATAGGCATCGTCCCAATTAAGGGCTTTATTGCCCTTTCTAAGGTCTTTGATTTTGTCTATGTAATTAACTGCATCAGGTGTGCTATCTAGGAATTTCTCTACCTGCTGTTGTGCCATTTGTTTTTTTACAGGCTCTAAATGCTTTCCTATAATCTTATCTAAGATTTGTTCAGCTTGTTCAGTTTCACCTGTATCAACTTCTGGTAATTCTTCTTTTTGCAACTCCTCTTTTAATTCTTCACTAGTTAATTCTTTTAATGCTTTCTGGTACGCTTCATCACGTGCTTTGCTTACCATTTCTTTAACTCTTGAATGAGGTATTGCGTTTTCTTCACTCTTTACTTCTTCCACAGGCTGTGATGTTTCCTGTTCTGTTGTTGATGAATCAACAGTTTCACCTTCTATAGGTGTTACATCTTTTGTTTCTTCTTCCATATTTACATTTAAGGTTTTGTCCTCTCTAACTAACGTATAGAGAACGGGTTATTTAAATTGAATTATTTAAATTGATTTATTATATTTACTTGCTTTTGCTTTGTAATTACTTATAATATTTTGTAAAAAACTTAATCCTTTTAACTTACCTTTATATTCATCGAAAGTATCTTTACTGCCATTTGCCATTTGTTGATAAGTATTAGTCATTTCATCTGATAATCGTTTCTCTATTATTTTATACCCTGGCATATCCAATAGAATTGATATCTTCTTCCATGTTTCTGTAATTACTTCCTCTTTAGTCTTCTGGTCTACTTCCTGTTCTTTTATTTTATCTTCAATTATTTTAGATTTGTGGTAAAGAGCCTCCTGCTGAAATTGATTGCTCTGGTTTGGCTTCTCCATAAATTTGTCCTTCTGGCGGTACATTGCCAATGTCTTGAGGTATTTGTGGTGGTGGTGGTATCGACTGTTGATCTACATATGCCTCTTCACGATTGGGTAAGTCCGCATTATTTAATAAATTATCTATGAAATATTTAGCATTTAATGTAGTTGGTACTGCCGCTTGTCCTGGCTCGTAATCGTACATTTGCATATTAAAGTAAGGTGTAATAGCTTGTAACATTTGTAAATATTGCTGTGTTCTTGCTTCTTTATTCTGTGGTTGTGTACTTCCACCTTCTACTTTTAAGTCATATTCTTTATTAATAGCTTGTGGTTTTATGGTATCAAATTGCATACCTGCTTTTCCTGTAATAAGAATTTTCTGTTCACTTGTAATATATTTAGCGTTCATTTTTAACATCTTCTGCCCTAATTCCTGCAATGCATCGTCTAAGTTATCTAATTTATATTGTAATCTAGTTCCTGCCTGTTCTATACTAGCTAAAAATCCCCTAGCTGTACCTGTAATTGGACTAGAACCACCTATTGTATTATTTATCTGTCCTGTCATTCCAGATTGTACACCACTTGTATTCTGCATATCTTGTTTTACAATAGCTTCTTCTTGTACTGAACCACCTGTCATGTCCTGTATTGGCAATGGTTTGACTGCGTTAATATCATCACATTCAATTACACCACTAGGTCTTGAAACAAAATCGTCCCAGTTAATACCACCATTTTTATTTACAAGCCACATTGTATTTATATTCAATGATCTATTATCTAATCTCTGGTTTCTAAGGGTATTTAATTCATCTTGCATTGCAGTTAATGGTTCTATTTCACCTATTGACCAGAACTCTAAAGGCATCGGATCGTCATGTAAAGCAACAAATGGTATACCACATGGATATACTTCCTTTAAAGGTGCTATTCGTAATATAGCTTTATTATCTGCTGTAACTACCATTGCACTTTCTTCATATCCTTTACCTAAGTCCATTTTACCATAATATTCGTATACAGTTACTTTATTTCTATTATCTTTACTTGGATTACTCCTACCTAAACTAGCACGTTGTGATGTTTTAAATTCATTATCTTCTGAACTTAATGCACCTTCTATACCTTTAGTGTTATAGTTTTTATTCTTCTTTAATTCCTCTAAATCTCTATCTTGTTTGAATATAACCCAAGTATCATCAATATTTGTACTACTAGGACTTATATAAAAATCAAATATACTAACTATTTCACACCATAACCCATCTTTCTCTGACTCTTCGTCATATTCCCATCCTATTTTAAGTAATCCAACGCCATATAATAAAGCCTGTTTACTCCACATCTTTATTTTCTTGTACATTCTCATCTTTTCCCATTGATAGTTTATCAACTTTTCATTTGACTGTGCATCTTCTATATCTTCTTCCCCTCTAGGTAATATATTAATTTTAGGCTTACTTGCTACCATTCGAGGTAATATAGTATCAACTACCTGTTTAATGAAAGGTACTCTAATATCAGCTTTCCAAGTTCCTACATCCTGATTAGTGTTAGTCATTCTATAATATTCATAAAATCTAACGAATTTATTAAAAATAGGCTCTTGATAATCACTAGCTATTTTAAAACGATTTTTTACTACCTCTAATATCTCGCTATCTTTTTGTTCTTTTGTTTTACGTGCCATATTATATTATTTTAATATACTGTTTAATAACCTGTTCTTTTATTTAAAGGTCTATACCTATTTACTTTAGGTCTTGCAGGGGTATAAACAAACGTTGTTAATGCATATCTTAACGCATCCATTAGATGATCGTTAAATGGTACTGGTTTTTCTTTCTGATTTCTATTCTCTATATCACCCTCAAAATGATATGTATTAAATTCTTCTAAATGATATTTACATGTATTGAAAACTTTTAATTTATGTTGTTGTATTAATGCCTGTATGTCCGATATACCAGCTAATATATCTTTTTTAACTTCACGTACATTTAATCCAGCTCTACGCATTTCTTCTATTCTATCAGGCTCTGCATTATCTGGATAAAATTTAGTTATTTTATGTTCATCTCTTAACACACTACACTTCTCTATTAATTCTTCATTAGTTATTCCAGTTTTATATACTTCATCTATTATATAAAATACTCCATCATGACTCATTTTAATTACTGATATAGTGCTTGGATTAGTCCAACCAAAGTCTACTCCTGCAATACAATCTTTAAATTCAAATTCAAATGGTGATATTATATGTTCATGAGTTAAATTATACACAACACCCTCCATACGTTCAAACGTCCCCTCATATCGTTTTTTAAAGATTTTAGTAGGCAATGTACGTTTAGCTCTATCATACTCCTCTTGGCTAAAATATGGATTCTCTATAGACTTCCATTGTACTACTAAGAAATCATCATCTGTTTGTGCTTTCTCATAAAAATCAAAGTATAACCAATTCATATAATCAGGCGTTCCTGTAAGGAATATCTGCCCTTGCTTAATAGCTACTCTGGCTTGTAAGTTAATCCAAGCATCTACTTTCCATTTACCAGGTTCATCCCCCCAAGCCCAACCTGCAGTAAATCCTTCCACACTCTCTGGGCGTTCTGCTGACCTTATATATATATATCTACCATCAGGCAATTCAATTATACTTCTCTGTTGTTTATAATACTTTTTTAATATTGGATTTACTTCAAAGAGTTTGGGTAATGTTGCTTGATCTAACATTTTGTAATCACTTGCAATTATAACTCCGTTCTCATTCGGACGTTCTTTTAATTGTTTCTGAACCCAACATGCTCCTGTTAGTGTTTTTCCTGATTGTATTCCACTAATACATGCAACAAACTTATTAGTTGCATAAAAAGCTTCTTTTTGTTTATCAAATAACTTAACATTTATTTCTAACATATTTTAGTTTGCTGACTTGTATTTATCCTCGCCTCCGCTATTTTAATGTATTCCTCTTCCATCTCTATTCCTATAAAATCTCTACCAGTTATCTTACATGCTACTCCAGTAGTACCTGAACCCATAAATGGATCTAGCACTATACCGCCTGTAGGTGTTTTAGTTAGTTTGCATAGATATTCCATTAACTTAATAGGCTTTACAGTTGGATGATGATTATTTGCAGGAGCTTTTTCACTTCCATATTTTCCTGACATTGAATTTACATTTTCTAAATAATCTCCTATACCACCACCACCACCTTTTGTTTGTTTTTCCTCCAACCCATCACAC